TGTGCACGTCGGAAGCGCCGGCGGCATCGACGGCCGCCTGCACTTTGCGCTGCTGCACGGCGTTTTGCTTCTCGGTCTCTTGGCGGATTTGATTCATCCTATCGACGTGCTCGTCGGCGGCCTGCTGACGTTCCCGGTCGATGGGCGCCATCTCTTCGCCCTTTTGGGCCTGCAGGTCATACAGCGCGTTGCCGGCGGCGGCCTCGTTGCCCAGGGCCGTCTGCTGATTCTCGATGGACTTGAGGTAGGCCATCTGAGCCAGCTGACCGTTGCCGGTGCCAGCGTTGAACTGCTGCCGCGCCATGGCCATGGCCTCGGGCGATAGGACAGCGGGGGCCGCTGGGCCCCCTGCTGCACCCGGCCCGCCCGGGGGGCCGGGGGGAGGCAAGGGCCCCGTCGCGGTCGCCGCCGTGGGGTCCAGCACGCTGGGGTGCTGGGCAAACATTTGCTGGGTGGTCATCGGCAGGCTGTCGGGCGCCAGAGGCAGCCCCGCGTAGGACGCCGTATGGTCGTACATTTGCGGGGGCATGGCCGGCACATCGATGGGCGTGCCGGACGCCCCAAAGAGGGAGCTCTGCAGCATCGGCGCAGGCGGGGCGTCAGCCTGAAGCCTGTTGCTGATATCGAGCATCTGCTGGGTGGTCATGGGCTCGGCCATCGGGGGCGCCTTTCTTTGTGCTTGCGGGGTAGCCAGGCGTCTGTGGTTCGGCCCGTACCCTTGAGTTGTGCCGATGTCTGGGGCCATCAGCTGGCCCTGAGACAGAAAATCCGGGTTCATCGTCGTGGGGCGAAACCTGTTTATGTCGCCGTATTGAGCCTGGTATTCTGCGGCAAGCTTCTCATGGAGTATCTGACCGGGGTCTTGCTTCTCATCGATCTTGGAGAACTTGCCAAGATGCTCGCCTGACTTCCGATAGTATTTAACCGCCTCGTCTGGCGTGCCGATATAGTAGCGCCCTTTGTCATCAGGAATAACCGTGGGGACAAGAACCTGGGTGCCGTCTTGGTCCTCAAACGACATCGACCTAACGGTGCTGTAGCTGCCGTCATCGTTGTAGACGACGGGGCGCACGCGCGGGTCAATGTTGGCTGGCTCAACCTGATAAGGGAGCTCGATGGGGGATTTTTCAGCCATCTACGGAAGGGTCGTGGTGGAAGGGATGGCCCAAGCGTTGGCCGAGCTCGGGTACGCCAAAGACAGGTGCCCCATGTCAAAGGGGTTGGGCGTCTGAGCCAGCTTCAGGCTGGTGGTGGGCGCTGTGAGCGCCAGCCCCTCGGCCTGGGTGTACTGCTGGTTGAGCAGGTTATTGGCCTGCGCCTCATTGGAGCCCATGGACGCCAGGGTGCTGCCCGCCGCCGCGCCGGCGCCCAAGATGCCGGTGCCCACCTGGATGCCGGACTGCCACTGGGCGTTGCTGACCTGCTGGTTGGTGTTGGCCTCGTTGGCCCGGGCGCCGCTGACCGCGCTGGCCACCGACTGGTCGTTAGAAATCTGCTGGTTGCCCAGGTAGTTGGAGACGGCCTGGGCCTGCAGGGCGCTCATGTGGTTGGCGTGGCTGACCTGGGCCTGCATGGTGGCTCGGGCCAAGTTGCCCGCCGCCGTGGCCACGTCCATCTGGTTGGCGCCTTCAGCGTTTTGGGCCCGCTCCTGGGTGCCCACGTCGCTGGTGCGCCCCATGATTTGCCGGCTGTTGGCGATCTGATTTTGGATGCCGGCCGCTCCCCCTTGGGCGGAGTTGGCAATATCGGCGTTGCCCATCTGGGTGGCGGCCTGTTCGGCCAGGCCACCGTGCTGAAACAGGTTGCTGTACAGGCTGCCAAGCGCCCCCACCTTGGCCTGGTCGGCGTCCATGGCCGTGGTGTTGACGCCTATATGATGGGCCCCAAGGGCGGCTGCCTGCTGCAGGTAATCGTTGCCCTGGGAGCCGGGGGTGGACAGGCCCAAGTCGCCCGCCGTGTACAGGGGGCTGCCGCCTTGCAAGGTGGCGTCCAAGGCTGCGCGCCGGTCACCTACTTTGCGGGCCGTTCCGGGGGCGAAGAGGGTTCCAAGAGACATGGGCGCTCCTTAAATGTGGGGGACGATGGCTGAGGCCACCGCGCCGCCACCGCTCAAAATGCCTTTGGCGACGTTGGCAAGATTGGTCAGGCTGGCGTTTTGCTGATTGGCGGCCTGGTTGTAGTCGGCAATTTGATTTTGCAGGTGGGTGATTTGCGCCTGCACCGCCTGCTGGCTCGAGGTGCCCAGCTGGCCTGCGGACTGCTGCAGCTGCTGCAGCATGTCGCTCATGGACTGGATATCGTTGTACAGCTTCTGGCCCGTCGAGTTGGTGTCGGCCTGGTACTGGTTGGTGACCGCCTGGTTGTAGGCTGCCAAGTTGGTGTTGAACTTGGTGGCGTAGTCGGCGTTGCGCGCCAGCTGGTTTTGCCCCGACTGATACATCAGGCTCATGGGCGCCTGGCTTTGCCGGGCCGCTGCATCCACGCCGCCCACGCCGGTGCGGTACTGGCTGTTGAGCGACAGCGCGGCCGCCAGGCCGTTTTGGTCCACGGCCGAGGTGTCCGGGTTGGCCAGCTGGGTGCTGTTGACGAACTGCGCGCTGTTGTTGTCCTTGTACGCCTGCTGAGCCGCCGCGATGGCGTCAGCGCTGATGGGCACGCCGCTCATGCCGGGCCGGTACGAGCCGGGCAGGGCGCCGCCGTGCTGAATCATGTAGTTGAGCACGTAGTCTTGGTCGGACGTGGCTTGGGCGGCGTTGGCCGTGGCGGTCTGGGCCGTCTGATGGTCGGTGTAGCCCTTGGTGTAGTTATCCTCGGCGCCCTGGTAGGTGCTGTTGAGGGTGGACACGTTGCCGGCGTTGCCCGCCTGGGAGGATTGGAACTGCACGCCGCCGCCCAAGCTTGCAGCCTCGGCCTGGGCCATCTGCGCGGCGGTGAGGGTGCCTGAGCCATACCCTGTGGGCGCGCCGCCGCCGTACTGCTGGCGGGTTTGGTCCAAAGACGTTTGCGCCAAGGTGCCGTCGGGCCGGTAGACGTTCACAAACTGGTATTGGCCGGTTTGCGGGTTGAACTGGTAGTAGGCTTGGTTGCCGTCTGTGGTGCGCACCGACACGATGGAGGCGCCGCCGTAGTTGTTGGTCCAGTTGCCCACGTGGCTGTAATCGACGTTGGCCGAGCCGTTGCCGGTCACGGCCTGGCCCAAAGGCGTGCCCTGCGACACCGTCAGCTTGGAGGCGTTCGGCATGGTGTAGGCTTGCGACGTGGGCGCGGCGGCGGTGGTCGCGGCCGCTACAGCGGGGGTCGCGGCCGAAAGCTTGGACGGGTTTTGGGCCAGGGCGCTGTAGGTGAGCCAGTGGCCGGAACTGGCCGGGGCGGCCATGACCGCCGGGGTGGCCGCCCACCCTGCGCTGGCAGGCTGAGCCGTTTGCGCCAGGGTGCCGCCCTGGGTGTTGGCGGGTGGGGTCGTGCCCAGCATCCGCGAGGCGTTGGTCTGCTGGCTTTGCCCGTAAAGGTTGCCGGTGCCGGTCGCGCCCTGCTGCTGCTGCTGGGCCACGATGGGGTCATGCCAGGGCGAGGTGGTGCTGAAGTTGTTGGTCCAGCCGTCAGACGTTGCCATTGCTCACCCACTCTGTCCGGCCAGAAGCCGCGTTGTACCCTGCTTGTTGCCCGCAAAGACTACCAGATCCCCAAGCGCCGCCAAATTGTAGCCGTCGGCCAGGGTCTTGCCGGGCAGCGGGAGCAGGCTCAACCGATAGCGTACCGCCCAGAAGCGGGTGCCACCAATAGGCCGAACACGAAACTGGTAGCTTTGGGGGGCGGCCGAGACGGTAAACTGATTTACCGTCGGCTGGTAGGTGTTGCTGTAGTTGTAGCATTGCTCGATTTGCAGCACATGGGGCCCCCGGTAGGCGCCGGTGACGGCCACGTCGAAGATGGCCGATTCCCCCGAGGATTCCCCGGAAGGCTGAATCCACGGCGTCTCCAAGACAAGCCCCGGGTTTTGGGCCAAGCCCCGGTAGATGGGCGCGTACGTGGTGCCCAGGACGCCCAAATCCGCCCCGAGGGTGGTGCTGCTGGCTCGAGGCAGGTAGCGGGCACCGACGATGGGCTGCATGGCCACCACCACCGTGCCGTCACCGCGCTGGGCGATGCTGGCGCCGTTGGCCAACAGCGGCCAGGTGCTCCATTTTTTGGAGAGGTAGTTGAGCACCAAGGCGGGGCCGGTCGGGTTGCTCCACACCACCGCCTGCAGGCTGCTCATCAGTTGGCCCCGGGCGTACAGGACGCCGGGGTTGCCCACTTGCCGGCCGGTGATGGGGTCAACCTGGGCGCCCGCCGGCTCCACGGTGAGGCTGCGCGAGACAATCTGAAAGCCCGAGGTGCCCTGGAAGACGACGCCGTCCGGGGTGCGACACGGCGCGCCGCTGCCCAAACACCCTAGGGCGCCGGGGAGCGGGTAGATGGGCCCAAAGCCGTCGCCGGGGGAGGGCTGACCCACGCTGTTGTAGCCTGGCGGGCCGTCGCCGCTCATGAAGCCCACCGAGCGCGCGCCGATGACGATGATTTTGTCGTCGATGCCGTCGATGCTGCGGCAATCGCCCAAATCGGCGGGGACGGGGGTGTAGTTAAGGGCGTTCCACTCGTAGGTGACGCCCGACTGGATGGTGCCGGTGTAATAGAGCCTGGGCTCGCCTTGCACCATGGCCAGGCCAAAAGCCCGGCCCTTGCTGGCGGTCTGCCACAAAAAGGGCGGCGGCGGCATGGAGGCGTAGACCGCCCCCGAGTAGATGGCCGAAATGCCTGTGTAGATGCCCGACTGACCCTCCAAGACCGACACCGCGCTGGCCCCTGAAGGCAAAGCAGAGGTCTGCACCAAGGACGCATCGCTGAGGGTGGTGCCGTACAGGGCTGAGGCCGAGCTCGGTGACGGTGTGAAACAGGGCACCGCCTGGGAGGCGACAAGGTAGAGGTTTTTGTTGGTGCTGTCGGAGACGGTTCGGTACAGCCGGCAAATGACCGAGGTGCCCACCGCGCCGCGCACCGACAAGGGGGAGGGCACGGTCACCTTGGCCCCGTAAAACGAGCTCGAGACGTAGCACCACATGGGCCGGGAGGGGTTGGAGCGGTGCAGCCGGCCCTGGGCGTCCGTCCACTCCCAGGTGGCCACGTAGAAGTAAAAGCCCGCCGGTCCCAGCGCCGTGGACGAGGCGCCGCTGTCGCCCTGGGCGTAGGCGGCCACCATGAGGTTGTGGGTCTGGGAGTGAAAGCCTGCCTCCACCACGGCGCGGCCATCGTGCACGCAGGTGAGCGGGCCACTGACGACCGTGTAGCCCTGCCCCGATGCCGTGGGCGGCTGGGAGGCGCTGGCCGAGAGGCTCAGGTGCGCCGCCAGGGGCATGGCCACGTAGTAATCCAAGATGGTGGTGCCAATCTGCGCCGTGCTGCTGCCCAATTTGAGGGTGTAGCTGGCGGGTCGGTCCTGCTGGGTCATCACCCAGGTGGGCAAGATAACATCCAGCACCGACACGTCGTTGGCCGTGCCCGAGGTGTCGGAGACCAGCGCCCGGCCAAGCCCTGTGCACATGGGGAAGCGGGCGTAGTTGGTGACCGTGCCGTAAATCTGGGCGCACGCCGCCAGGTCCGTGGTGCCGCCGATGGGGGCCTGGCCCTCGGCCCAGCGGGCGACGATGCGGGCCCGGTGGTCAATCAAGAAGTAGGTGGGCTGGTCATAGATCCAATACTGGCCAATGCCGGTGCCGCCGCCGTAGCCCTGGTAGGGCTGCCAGGCGCCCTGGCGCACCACGCAATAGCCCTGCACGGCCGCACTGGCGCCGGCAAAGTTGGCCTCGGGCGGGCAGGCGGCAAAAGCGTGGGCAGCGATGGCGGCGCCTGCGGGGGTGCGAAAGGCCGTACTGGCCACCAGCGTCAGGGTGCCGCCTGCAAAGCTTGCCGCATCCACGGCCACGTACTGGTAGGCGACGCCGGTCGAGTTGGGCCCTTGGGGGGTCACCTGCTCAGAGAGGTGGCGGTAGACGGCGATGGCCAGCTGGGCTGTGGGGGTGGCTGCCTGCTGGCCGTCGTTGGCGGCCATGGCCACCAGGGTTGTGACCCCGTTGTTGTAGCCCTGGCTGCCGGCGCTCACCCCCGACGTGGCCTGGTTTTGCAGGCTCAGAGGCGACGAGACCGCGTAGGTGCCGCCGCCCAGAGGGTTGGTGACCACGTAAAGGCGGCCGTCGTAGGCCACCGCCAGGTAGTTGGCAGCGCCTGGGGCCTGGTGGGTCGTGGGGCTCGAGATGGCCAGGCCCTGCAAAGGGGCGCCGGCCTGGGCGGGGCCCATGCCCGACAAGAAATAGGACGTGGCGTTGGTGAGCAGGGGGCGAACGTAGATGCCATAGGACGTGATGCCCGACTGCACCGTGGACAGCTGCGCCGCGTAACCCACGTAGGTCACCTGGTTGTGGTGAAACAGGGTCATGGGCGGGGAGCTGGTGGTGCCGGTACCGGCCGCCGTCACCGCCAAACAAGCGGTGGTCAGCACGGTCGCTGTCGTCACCACGTTGCCATAGAAGTCGTAAATGTAGCGGGTCAGGGTGCCGGCGTTTAGGGCCACGATGGCCAAGTTGCCCGTACCTTGCAGGCCAATCATGTCCACCCACTGGGCCGTCAGTGCCAAGGTCAGCGTCTCGCCGGTGTCGGTGAGGCCGTCCACGTTGCCAAACGACAGGTTGAAGCTTGTGCCGTCGTAATAGCCTGCGGCAAAGCGCCGGGTGGCGCCGGTGGTGGCCAGCTCCTGGCGGGCCATCAAAAGGGGCCACTGGGCCATGTCCTGCTGGCTGCGCTGCAGGGCGCTGGCAAAGGTGCGGGTGCGCAGGCTGAAGGGCAAAACCGGCTGGGTCCGGTTGGGGACCGTGCCGTTGGCGTGGGCCCATACGGGAGTCGTAAAGGGGCCTGCGGGGTCGGGCAGCTCGCCGTGCACCATCACGTCGCCCTGCAAAGACGGCGAGGCGGTGTCTTTGGCGGCCACGTTGTAAACGTGCTGGAAGCCTTGAGGCAGGGTGCTTTGGAAGGGGGGCAGCTGCTGCACGGTGCCCAGCTGGGCAAAGTTGGCGTTATCGGCCCGGGTGGTGGCCGGCGCCGGCAGCTTGCTGGCGTCGATTTTGACGTTGAGGCCGCCGTCTATCCCCTGGGCCTGGGCGTCGGCGTTGACGATGCGGTCGAAACTTGTCTGCGTGCTCGTCGTCGCCATCTTAGGCTCCGTACTCTACGATAAGGCCAAAGGAGGTGGCGACGACATAGCCGGTGCCGATGTAGCTGCCCACGCCCAAATAGTCGCCAGCGTTAAACGGGTACTGACCCTTGGGGAACGTAATGGGCGACACCGGGTAGAGGTTGCCGGCTTTGATGCCCATGGTGTCGATGATTTGCCCCGTTGTGCCGCTGGTGTTGTTTTTGAAAACCTGGACGGTCATGTCCCCCCCAAGCGACCTATCGTTGGCCATGGAGATGCCGACGATGGAGCCTGAAAAAGGCATCTGGCGGTCGGCGGCAATCCACGCCAGAGCGTTGGTGTCCGTACGGACGACTGGGAAGACGGTGCGCAAGACGCCGCCCTGGGTCGTTTGCCGCCAGAACGTGCCCATGTCCACGTACGTCTTGAACCCGCCGACCGAGGAGACAAAGTTGTTTGCCGTGACGGTGCCGCGAGAGATGACCGTTCCGGCATCGTCAATCGCAAACTTCACCACGCTGTTTGTGGCGTCGGTCGTGTAAAAGGCGGTCGTGTTGGCCAGCGGGGTAATGCACACGCCGCCGTCCGTGCGGTTGCGAAAAGCCGTGTTGCCGTTGACGGTCAGGTTGCCGTTTTGGGTCTGGGCGCCGGTCACCGTCACCGCGCCGTTGGCCTGGGTCGTCCCGTTGATGGTCGCGTTGCCGTTGAGGATGACGTTGCCGGCCGCCTTGACGTTGCGCAGGATCTGCAGCGAGCCGTCGGCGGCCGGCGCCAGGTAGTTGCCCAAAAAATCCAAAACGGGCTGAACGGCCGTGACGATGTTTTGGCGCACGCGGTCGGCCTCTGGGCTCGAGGTCACCAAGGATTGCACCACGCGGGGGAGGTTGAGGGCCATTAGGGGATGGACCAGTAGATGGGTCCGGTCGGCGGGCCCAAGGTCAGGGGGCTTGGGCGGTGCACGGTGGCGTCGCGCATCACCGGCGCGTAGGCGTCTCGGATGCTGGCGCTTTGCAGCAGCCGCTGCTCGAGGGCCAGCTTGCTCTTAATAATGTCGTCCATGTTCAAAAGGCGCGCCTTGACGCTCATTTTTTGCAGGACGTCTAAGACCACCCACTCGTCCCAGCCGTTGGGCATGACCTCGTCGATGCTCGAGTAATCCAGCAAGGGCGCCCGGTACTGGGGCACGTAGTGGATTTCGATGGCGTTGTAGTAGTCGGCCACAGGGATGGGCTGGACATACAGAAGGTTGCGCATCAGCCGGTAGGCCAAAGGCACCAAGGGGACCGTCAGGTCGCCCAGCTGGCCAAACTCCTCGGCCGAGAACGGCTTGAGCTGCAGGCGGTTTTTGCCGCCGGCGTACAGGACAAACACGTCCGTCAGGTTTTTGAAATCACTCGGTAAGGCGTACGCCTCTTGTCCAGCAATCAGGCTCAGTGGGCGACAGGTGGTGTAATAGTCCCCCGAGCGCAAACACAGCATATCGTACAGCTGGGCCAAAGAGCCCCGTATCCAAACCTTGAGCTCGCTTGTATCGTCAAAAGTCTGACTGTTGATCTGGTCAGACCGCTGCCGCACCTTGGCTGTCAGAGAGTTCAGGGTTTCACTGTTCGGCATACGGGGCCCCTTTGGCGCAAAGTCAGCGGATTAAGGCGCGTAGCTGTCCTTGAAGAACACCGCGTAATGCAAAGCCAGGCTGTTGATGTACTGCTGCGAGCAGTACACGTAGACAAACTTGTTGGTCTGGTCGATGCCCACCACGTTGGCCGTGGGCAGCGACAGCGTCAGCGCGCCCGGTGTGGCGTTGGCAATCGTGGTGACGCCCACATGCACCGAGACGATATCGCTGGGGTAGGCGCGCAGGTCGATGAGCGCCACGGCGGCCGAGCTGGCGTTGGCCGCCACCGCTGGGTGGTAGGCCGTGGTGGGGTTGACCACGACAGTCACCTTGCAGCCCATAGGCGCCACAGTCTCGCCCTGGCCGATGGCGGCGCCGTTGGCGGCGGGCGTGACCGGCAGAACCTGCGCCGGGATGATGGTGTTGGAGGTCGGGGTCGTGGTGTTGGTGAACACCGCCGAGCCGGCAACGACGCACATCGAGGCGTCGCCCGAATACATCGGGTTCATTTTGAACATGGTCATGGTGGCTCCTTGCGCAATTTGGGGATGACCCGCCGGTTTTACGGAGGCCGAGGGAAAGCGTGGGAAAACCCTCAGTCACCAACCCCGTTTGCAGCCTGGGTTAGATGATGACGGAAGGCAGCTTCACAACACCGTTTTTGTGGGGCTGCTTGCAGCGCAACTGGCCGTAGAAGCGCAAACGAGCGGTTCTACCGTCAAAGTTAGCGCCCTGCTCCATCGTCCGGTTCTCCACGTCCACGATATGCGGCACCTCGTACTTGTGGTTCAAAATCCACGTGGAGGGGTCGATGATACGGGCGTAGCCCTGGGGCTGATGGGGGTCGGGGACCATGTCGATGCGGCCAGCGGCGCCGTTGATGACGATGCTGTCAAAGCCGTAGGTGGCCGTCTGCACGGTGCCGTAGCGGACGTTGGTGCCCAACTTGGAATCCAGGGCGTCAAAGTCCATGGGGTTGACGAGGCCCACGTTGCTCTCGCGCGCGCCGCCCTGGCTCATTTTGGCGCTCAGCCGCTTGAGGGCATCCTCAATGGCGAATTTTGACCCGTCCAGCCAGTAGCCGGCCATACGCGTGGGATAAGGGCTGCGGTTAATGCTCAAAAACGAGTCTGAGCCTGTCACGCCGCCGTAGGGCACCCAGCTGTCCATGCCGATAATGGCGCCGTTGAGGTTGCTGCTGTTGAAGCCCACAGCTCCGCCGGCCTGCAAGATGAAGGTGCCGGCAACAAAGGCCGAGGCGTCGGTCAAGGTCAGGGTGCGGTTGATGCCGTCAACGGCAATAACCTGCACAGCGCTGCCCAACGAGGTGGGGGTGCGGCCGTCGGACGGCGGGAACACCGAACCTGCCACAGGGAAGCCCGCGTAGGTGGCCGGCTGCAGCATCTGGTCCTGGTCAAACACCGTCTCCAAGGCCATGCCCTGGGCAATGGCGATTTGGTTGGCGGCAAGGGTCGCGCCGTTGGGGCTGAAGGGGTTGGCCTGGCCGGGGCCTGCGGCCACGGTGCCGCGCCAGCCGGTACCCGAACCGTGAAACTCCATGTCCAGGTTCTTGTAAAAGTCCATCAGCTTGCCGGTCATCACCTCGGTCACGAGGTCGGCGTAGGCGGCCTCGCCATCGGTGAGGGCCTTGTCCTTGTCGAAAAATTCGACAGCGGCGTACGCCTGCGAGCAGCGGATGGCGGCCCGGGCGGCTTTGGGGGCCGACGAGGCGGAGGTCATGGCGGTGTTGAAGTCGGTGCTGAAACCCTGGGAGGGGCCGTACTTGAACACGTGGTCAATCACATCGCCGCTTAAGCCGTCCTGCTTGGGGATGAGATTGAAAAACGGCAGGTTGTTGGGCACCAGCCAAGGCAGGGTGTCCTGGTCGTAGTAAGTCTTGAAGATGGCCTGAAAGTTCGTGATTCCAACTGGCATGTGAGAAGCCCCCGATACGTGAAGACGCCAAACGTCTCAGTGATCGGGGGCCGGATGCCCCTAGCGGTCTCTTGCCGCTGCACGATCACTGGCGAGACGTTCCAGATAGCGCGCGCGCTTGCCTGCCCAGTCCAACGGTCCTTTGACCGTGACTGCTTTGGGCGAGCTGTCGCTTGCTGTCCGTGCCGTGAGCGTTTTGGGCGTCTTCGTTGGTGCCGCCGGGGGCTGGTTGGACGCTGTGGCAAGTCCCAACTTAGCCAATATATGACTCTTCTTCAACATACCGTTCAAACCCTCTTGTACCTCGCGCTCGAGGGCGTCGGCCGCCTCCTTGAGGGTCACGGATTTATTTTGCTGAGTGGATAATTGCTGCTGCTTGTTGCGCACAGCGCCGATGCCGCCCACCTCGGGCAAAAAGGTGTAGTCTTTTAACGTGGCGGTAAACTCGGCATCCTCCAAGCGCCGCTGGGAGTGGGCCCGCTCGGCCTGGGCCTGGCGCTCGATGGCCGCCAGCTTTTCGGCGTACTGGGTCATTTTGGCCTCCATCTCCCGCATCCGCTTCTGCTCGGGAGACAGTTTGCCGCCGTTGGCCCAAAAGGCGTTCCACTCGTCCTGGGTCATGCCCGCTTCCGACATAAATTCTGCCGGATTGCTCATGGCGAGCTCCATCTTCTTAATCTTCTCGGCCGCCCTTGCCTCGGCCGCTTCCGCCTCGGCTTTACGCTTCTCGATGGCCGAGGTCGCTTCCCGGGCGCGCTGCTCGGCCTCGCGCAGCACCTGCTGCTGCTGCATCCACTGGGCCTGCTCGGCGCTGATGGCCGCCGGCGGCTCTACCCCCTGACGTGCAGAAACGTCGCCAGGTTCGCCAGCAGGTTGAGGGTCTCCACCGCCAGCATCGCGATGGCCAGAATCAGTTCCAGTCGGCTCAGGGGGCTGTGCACGCTTGGGCTCCGGCACGTTGCGGTCCTCGCGCAGCTTGGCCAACATGGCCTGGCGCTTGGCTTCCCGGTTGGCTGGCGACAAAGGGTTGCGCTTGTCTATGGCGTCATGGGCCGCCTGCTGGGAGGCCCGGTCCCGGACCTGCGGGGGCTGCTCCGAGGGCAGGGAGCCCACCGGCGTTGACGGGGATGGGTCCGGTTGCTGGGTTGATTTGGGGTCCGCCTGGGATTCCGCCTGCGATTGCGCCATCTGCTGGTGCTCCTGGTAATGCCGGCGGTGCGCCCGCCGGGCTGTGTTGGGCCATCATCTGTTGCATGATGTCTTGGGCTTCCTCGAGCCACTGGGCAAACATATCGAGTTTTGATTGCTCAAGGCCAAGCGTTTCATACTGCAGGCTCGCGTCCGAAATCCGCACCAATCCCCGGGAGAGGTCTTGGACGGAGGTGGGCGAAATGTAGTGGCCCTTTTCGATGATTTGCTCGATGACCCAATCCAAGTGGTCTTCGGTGGCCGAGCTCTCACTGAGCACGGCGTTGATGTCATCGGGGCCTTGCATCATGCGCTGGCCCTGCTTTTGGGTGATGAGCCCGGCGTCCATGAGCTCTTTGATATCGTCGGTCTTGCCCGCCGGGGTGTTGGAGAGGAGGTTGGCGGGCGCAGGCGTCAGCAGGTAGGCGTCCTTTTGCAGGTCCAGGTCTTTCCAGTCTAGCTGCACAGCCTTCTTATACGTGTCCTGGACGAGGACGGGGTAGGCGCCTTTTTCTTTTGCAATGCGTTTCGCAAGCGTGAAAGTTCGCTCGGCTGCGTCGAGAAAGAAATCTTGGGTCCACCGCTCGAGCACAGAGGTAATCCGAGAGGCCCCCAAGTCCTGGTACTCCCGAAGCGCTTTTTTGGAATCAATGCGGTTGATGGGCACATCGCCGCCTGTATCCATCGAATTATTGCCCCAAAAATCGGCAATGATTTGGCGGAGCATTTGGCAGTAGACGGGGGCAGCTTGGTGAAATGGCGCATTGGTAACCCACTTGGGTTCCGGGCCATTGGTCTCCACGATGTGGCCCGGAATGTTGTCGAGGTGCCGAAAGTTGAGACCCGCCGCCTCCTGGACCACCCAGAAGGGAGCGATGCCGAGCCTGGCCCCCTGTTCCATGATATTGAGCGTTTTGTTGAGCAAGATTTGGGCGCCCATGGTGTGTTCCACCCAGCCTTGGCCATACCACCCAAAGGGCGCGTCCGAGGGCTTGAACACGACGTAGGGGAAGATATCTTCCTCCCACTCCTCGTCTTGGAGGGTGCCCGAGCTCAAAGCGATGACGTGGCGGCCGGGGCGGTCACCGACGGGCAGGGCGTAGGCTTCCACCACCAAAATCATACCGGGCTCATACAGGCACCACGGATAGGAGGGGGCGATGGCGGTGGCGGCTCCCTGGATGATATCCCACTTTTCGGGGAACATGGCAGCCAGGGTGTCTTTTTGGACGTAGCGCACCTGGTACATTTTGGTGGGGCGGCCAAAAGCGGCGTCCATTTCGTCCACGAAGATTTCGTTGGGGAAGACGCGGTCGCACTCGATGCGGTCGCCGTCCTCGCCCACCTGCAACTTGACGATGCCGGTGCCGGTGACAAAGCCGTCCACACAGGCTTTTTGGGCCTCGCGGTAAAAGCGCATCCTGGCCCACTCGCCCTTGAGCGCCTGCTCCATCTTGCGGGCCCGCTGCCACAGGGCAAAGTCGCCGTTGTGGGTGAGCATGGTGACCCGGGAGTTGGCCTGGATGACCTTGCCGACGGTGGTGTCGCAGTGCTTTTTGAGCTGATTGTCGCTCATGCGCGGCAAGGGCTTGCCCCGGTGCACGCCCACGGCGAAATCGGTCATAAAGTCGCGGTTGGCATACAGGGACAGGTAGCGGATGTTGCGCTGCAGCCGACCCTCCTGCTTGGTGATGAGCATTTGGGCGTGGCTGACCAGGTCTTGGGCGGGGTCGTCGGCCAAAAGCCAGGCCGCCACCTCCTCGGCCGCTTTTTTGGTGCCCCGGCTAATCCCCGAGAGATCGATGGTGCCCGGGCCCTTTTGGGCCCTGTCGTGGACGGTATACGTGCTCATCAGTCACCCTCTGAAACCGGGCCCGCCTCGTAGCGGTCCCAGCGGTCGTAATCTTGCGCCAAGTTTACCACCTC